AGTAAGAATTGATCTTGGAAAAGGAATTGAAGATTCCATTCCCCCACCACCAGTGGCTCTGCGATACCTTTCACCCAAAGAACCACCAAACTCTAGTCTACCGCCCCGTGTACGGGATCCTCTTTCAGATATTTCGCGGGTTAGTCTTCCAGTGAACTGCTTTTGTAGTTCTGTAGACTCACGCTTTTCCCGTAACGCACCCGACAGCAGTCCTCCTATTACAGGAATCTTTGCTGCGAGTCGTTCTGGAATAGACTGCAAAGTTTCGGAAAGACGCTCTGATATTTTACTGCTGAAAGACGCTCGCTTCTTCAGATTTTCTACTACAGGCTTTATGAGTTCTTCAATTTTCATTGCCACAGCGTAACTTTCAGCACCTGTGGACTTTTGGGCAATGTCTTGAATAGACTTTAGTTTCACTAATATCGAACTTGCTTCAGAAGATGTGTTGGCTTCTATTGCCCGCTCGGACAGGGTAACTGCTGTTTCCAGTAGTTCCCGTCCTGCCAGTCCGGTCATGCGATTTGGGTCAAACATTTCGGCATTACGGTCAACAAACTCTTGGGCTTTGTCCCTGATGCCGCGTTCTATTATTTCTTTGGTTCCGCCGTCTTCTGTGGTTTCAATGATTCGGTCACCCAAAATCACCTTTTCCAGTACGGTGTCGTCACCCAGTTCTTTGCGCTTTTCTTTCAGGGCTTCCAGTAGATCCTTCGCAGGCAGGTTCTTCCTGCGCTGGAATTCCATCATTTCTTCACGGGTGTACTTACCAAATTTCCCTTTGGGCTTTTGGGAGTCTTTGGATTTGGATCGTTCTTTTGCCATTGATGGTGTCCCTGTTTTTTACATCATGGCGTACAGATCAAAGTCTTTTCTTCCCCTTCACCCTTTCCTTTTCCTGTTTAAGATAGGAGAGTAACAGGTTTATGTAGACCTCTCGCTCCCAAGGAATAAGAGATTCTACCTCTTCTAGGGAGTACTTGTGGTGCTGCATTAGGTCAAAGTTCAGTTGGTAGTGCGCCCCCAAGTTAGTGTGTGAGAGGGCTAGGGAAAAAAATCAGCGACTTTGCTGACCTCCAACCCTACCTTTTTGCCGCATCCTGGGCACTTGTACGAGAACTGGTACTTTAGTTCGGGAGCCGCCGAGAAGAACGAGATGAGTTTTTCAAACTGATTGGGTAGCATATTTTCTACAAACTCGGACAGTTCTTCTTGAGGGATGTCCGATGCCATATGAACCTGCTCGTCAAGAATTACTGACTCAATGCACCTCTTGCACATTTCCACTGCCATGTCAACTTGTGTAAGGCTGTGGTCAAGATCGTGTATTGATGGGTGGCGCATTACTACTGAAAGCCTGTCGCTCAACTTAATGTTTGGATCAGTTTTTGGCTTGTCTTTTTCTGCTACTGTGATCTCGTCCAGTTTGATTTTGACGTTGATCGCTGTGTCGCACTTGGTGCATGACACTTTGGGTTTCACCTCTTCGCCAATAGACTTGCACCGTACTTGAAGAAATGCGTACTCTGCGTCTGCTGCACACACCTTCTTTGTGTCCAGTTTGGCGTCTGTGCAGGCTAATAGGATGTTTCGTATAGCGTCGTTTACTTGATTTGGATTGTTTGATTGCAGAGCAATCAACAACACCTTTTCTTCTTTCACGACGAAAGGTCTGTACTTTACCACCATTGACGAGATGGGAAGTGTCATGGTGTATTCTGGTAACGAAGCGGTGTTCAGATTCAGTTTTAGCATGGTGTCCTCATATTAATGACTATCACCTATTTAGTACGGTTATAGACCTGGAATTTTGTACTTGAATGGGTTGGGGATCTTGTTTTGAACTTGTGGTGTCAGGTTTGGATTTGAAGACGCTGGCGAGTAGTTGGAGTATAGAGAGACAAACTTTCTGAAACAGAAGGTTACTTCTTGCTGCATGAGTTCTCCGTCCTTGTCGTATCCTAACTGAATATCGCCTATTGATTTGGGATACGCTTCTTCCACTACACACAGGTGAGTCATACTGTCGTCTTTTGCTAGCGTAGTGATCTCCAAGTTTGTGATGTAGTCATCGTAGTACGACAGTTTATAGTCAAATGGATTTGCGATTCCGTCTATCCATGTTTCAAATAGTCTGCGCTCTCGTAAATCAGCAGACAGGAGGAAGGTAGCGTTCAGTTCTCCTGTGTATGTGATTTCTGTTGGCATATTTCTAGCAGGACCGTATAGACGGTAGTTCACAGTGTTCAGCGTTTTGCTTGGAACTGTTATGGAAGTACACCGCAACGAGGTATTAAGATCAATACCAACACCTCTGCCTCGCAGCAGTGTTGGCAGACCAAACTGTATTTCATAACGATTGGTGTAGCCCACACCTGAAAGGAGTATGGACTGCAACATTGTGTTTATGTCTGATTTTAGTATTGGGCTGTCCATGTTATGTTTCCTTTATGAATCTGCGGTAGGTGTTCGTAAACACTGTTGGTCTGGCTACACGTTTTCTGTTGTTGCCTGACCGCATAAAGCCTTCCAGTTTTGCTTGAACGGTTTCGTTCCAAAAGTCAAAGGGTATAACTACTGGTCTTCTTCGCATCCCTGATTTTAGATATCGTCGGAAGCAAGGTTTGTATAGTTTAAATCGTGAAGAAGACGACAGGGTGTTTTTGTTTATTCTGAAGCGAGTCAGCCACTCTTCTCTTAAAGGGGTGGTTTGAGGAATGGACTCCATCATGTTCGTGAACAACACTTCTCTCCACTTGGGAGACAAAAAGTGTAGGTTTACCCCTTCAAACCCGTCTTTGTGGGCTTTGGTCACTACGACTAGAGGGTACTTGTCGTAGAACTGGTTTCTGTTTATGAATGACTCACTGGTGGGTCGGTAGGTGAAAAACACCAGTTGTCCTGGCATTACGCGAGGCGGAACAAGAAGTGTTCCGTTGCTTTGAAAGAATTGCAGTAGACGAACATACGCAGCGTCTGTGGTTCCCATCTCACTGGTGGTTTCTTCAAATATAGACTGTATGTCTTCGTTCATTTTTGTTTTCCAAACAGGTCGTCTTCGGTTAGAACTTTGAACTCCCACCCTCTGCTTGTTGCTGCTTCGTGTGCAGCCTCCCACTTGGCTTTGTTGACCATCCAAGTTTTCACTTCAGAAATATACGACCGAGTTACCCTGCTTTTCTTTACAGGCTCCTTGCACTGCTTCTTTGGTTTGATTTCCACAAGCATGGTCTTTACACCGTCAGGCGTCTTCAACTCCATGATGAAGTCAACAAAGTAGCGGTGACGCTGTTTGTCCACTGGACTCCAGTACGGGATAACTACTTCTTCAGAACCCCAACGCAACACATTTGGAGTGGTGTCACAGTATTTCATAAACTTTCGCTCCCACATACTGCGATAGCAGATTTTTGTGGGATCGCCCATGTACTTGGACGGATTCTGTGGTTTAAAAATGCCTCGGTACGCCATATAGATACTTATGTAGAGGGAATCAATAAATGCCAAATTATCCGCCAAATACAAAGCCAACGGACACGGGGCAGTCACCCCCTACACCCACAATACGGTCCAGTACCCGTAGAACAGACTCACAGACCCAAATCGCAGACGAATTTTTAAACGATCCTGCGGTGGCTGCTTTGAATGGCACAACCAATCCCATACGGGGATCGTACAGCAAGCCCACTATCCTACGGTTCCCCGACGAGTTAGGTGGCTCGGGACAGCAGGCACTCCAGTATCCCCATGTAATGGTGTTTAAGGCGTTTTGGCGGTGGGAGGCAAAGGACATTCGTGGCGCGTTGTCCAAAGCAAGAATAGACACACAAGCAAAAATAGACAGTCTTGAAAAGTTCAAGTACGCAGCAGACTACGCCACGGCTTCACCATCTACTGCCCTTTCACCAATGGGTTCCTTTGGTATTCCTCCTGGAGCAGTTCCTGGTGCAGACCTTACACTAGAGGGACTAAAGACTGTTGATCCTGGACTTTACGATGAAGCAATGAAAAATCCTGCTGCATATAGGCAGTTGCTTGAACAGCGGATTCAGTCTGAACAAACGCGACTGGCGGACTTGAATAGTTTTGGTAAGGTTACTTACGACACAGACGAAACACTTCAGGTACAGGATCGTTTAGGTGAGGGCATACAGGGTGTTGACACCGGAACCGCAGCGGTTGTTGGTGCTGCTACTGTTGCTGGTGTTAGTGCATTAACTGCGTTTTTGCTTACACGAAATCCTAAAGTTGCTCTTGCCGCTGGTGGTATCGGTGCTGTGGTTGGAGGTGTAGGTGCAGCAGGGCTGGCAGAACTCGCAAAGTTTGCTGCGAATGATCCGGTGTACGACCAAATGGTTACCATAGTTTTGCCTTTCTGTACCCGAGTAAACAATGAAGACTCGTTTCAGTTTGAAGACACCAGTCAAACCATACTAAAGGGCATTCTTGGTGCGTTGTCTGGAGGCATTGGAACTCTTGTAGAGTCTGCACAGCAAGCAGCAGTAAGTGGAGCCATGAGTCAATCTGGTGCTCTTTCTGCCGCAGTTGCATCGGGCGCCGGTTTGGTGATTAATCCGCGTTTGGAAAAGGTGTTCCGACAGAAGGACTTTAGAAACTTTACCTTTCAGTGGGACTTCTATCCTAGAAACGCAAACGAGGTAGAGCAGGTACGCCAAATAATTGCTGCGTTCCGATACCACTCTCACCCTGCAAAGGCAGAACTTGGTGACGCGGAGAAAGACGCAAACGGACAGCCAGTTGATCAAGAAAAGGTACAGATCATGCTTCGTGTGCCTGCGGAATTTACTGTAGACTTCATGTCTTACAAAACCGTTCAGACTGCAAATGGAAGTGTGCAATCGTCATTGGAGCGGAATCAGTATTTGCCTCAATTGGGTAGGTGTGCAATTACTTCTATTGGAGTAGACTACTCGCCTAATGGCGTGTTCTCCACTTTGGTGGACGACTCACCGTCTGCAATAACATTTACTCTTCAAATGAGCGAAATGGGCGCACTCACACGCGAAGGTGTGGAGGCAGGATTCTAATATGGCGTACTTTGCAAAGTTCCCTCTGCTAGACTACACTCTGCAAACACAGACCGGAATCAAGACGGTTTTTGTTCGCAACATTCTTCGTAGAATAGGACTTACCGAAGACCTTAAAAACGGTAACGGTGTTTTCCTTGAGTACGACATCAAGGACGGAGAGCGTCCCGAGCACATTGCAGAGCGTGTGTACGGAGACACAGGGTTCCATTGGTTGGTGTTGATGACCAACACCATCATAGACCCGTATCACGGGTGGTACAAGTCTGGGCAGGCAATGGAGTCGTACATTCAGACAAAATATTCAGGTAACTCTGTGTACATTGGAACCACTGCTGGCAATTGGTTCTACAGCGGATACCTTGCTTCCGGCACAACAGGCAGTACCCTTTCTCAAGGATCGGTTCAGGCAAGCGTAAACGAGTACCAACCTGAACTGTGCAAGGTGACTGTTTCTACTGGTCAATTTTCTGAAGGCACTGCCACACTCACTGACGGAGAGGGCACTGTGCATACAGTAAACATTTACCGCGTAGACCCCTCGTATACAGCAGTTCACCATTTTGAGATTACACGCCCAACAGGAAGTTGTGGTGCGTCAGAGAAGTTCACAGTTGATCCACTGTCGCAGCAGACCTCCAGTTACGACTACATGGGAGGGTTTGTAGGTGGTTTCACCGATGTGTATCCCATCGCAGACGCGCAAGGACTGGATTACAGTCCAAGTGGAACGGTAAGCCTTTCCAACACATACATTGGTAATTACCTTGGAATAGGTGGCACAAAAGTAAACACTTACAGTGTGTCAAACTACTTGTATGAGAACGAAGAAAACGACAAGAAGCGCACCATCAAAGTACTGCATCCTCGTTACAAGATTCAGGCAGTGAAAGAACTGGAAACCCTTTTGGGGGCGTGATACATGGCATACCAAGGAGTTGGTTCTGAAATTCTGAAGGCAGGCGACTATAAACTAGAACGCCTGACTATTACTTCAAATGTGACAAACAATCAGGTTGATCTCCGAGGGCTGTACACGCAGTTTGAGATTTTTGAGGACATATTTTCTCCTGTGATCACGGCAAAACTGTACATTGATGAAGCGTTTAATATGCCCGAGCGTTTGCCTATTTCAGGTCAGGAAACAGTTGAACTAATTTTCAAGAGTGACATTAATGACATGGAGCCTGTGAAACTCACAATGAGAGTTTACAAGTTGGACTCACAGGAAATAGGACAGAACGGTAAGTCGCAGAAATACATTTTGCACCTGATGAGCAATGCTGGATACTTGAACTACTCCCAGTTTTGTGGATATTCTGTTAAGGGCAGCGTGTCTGACATGGTTTCAACGGTGTTTCAAAAACACTTTCCTGAATACGTTTGGAAGGATCGTTTGGATGTGGAAAGCACCAAAGACAACTACTCCTTTGTGCTTTCGGGTGCGTTCACTCCGTTCAAAGCACTGAACTGGTTAGCCAACAAAGCACATTCGCAAAAGTCAAACGATTACTCGCCGTTCATGTTCTACGAGACATTTGACGGATACAAGTTCAAGAGTCTTTCCAAGATTATTGAAGACGGAACAAAGAAATACGAGCACTACATTTACTTGCCACCAAACTTAACAGTGAGTGTGGGTGAAGACGAAACCGTGCCGTTTCAAACCATTTTGCCTACTCGCTATCACAAAATACAGAAACTCAAGGAGCAAACTCGGTTTGACAAAGTGTCGTCTATTGGCGACGGTCTGATTTCGTCTCGCATGGTGGTTCACGATCTGCTGCGAAAAGAGCAAAGGTACTCACAGTTTTTTGAAGGTGATTTGTTTGCAGACAAGATCAAGTTGGGCACAGAACCAACCTTCAAAAAAGAAAACACAGAGATGGATACCGTGCTCAAGACCGGAGCAATGTTCTACTATATGCCGTCAACACCGTACACGGTATACACTCAAGGCAATCAGATTGTTGACAACTTCCAAACAGAAGAAGTGTTCCTGCGCCAAAAGCACCACCGCAACAGCCTGTTCACGCAGAAAGTTACAATCACTGTATTCGGTGACTCCCGAAGACGGGTGGGTGATGTGGTTAATTTGAGTGTGCAAAAAATACAAACAGACACGCACTACCAAGACGACAGACTGGACAAGAACTTGAGCGGTGATTACCTCATAACGAGTGCAAAGCACCTGTTCAACACAGCGTATTCTATTCAGTTTGAGTTGTCCAAGACTTGCATGGGGGTATGATGAAAGGCTTTCTAGGAAAAGAAGGTTTTGTGTGGTGGCACGGTGTAGTGGAAGACACTGCCGATCCACTGTACCTTGGTCGGTGTAGAGTTCGTGTGTTTGGATTCCATGTTCAAGACAAGGTGCAGTTGCCCACGGCTGATCTACCGTGGGCGTATCCCATGCAGCCCATTACATCTGCCGCTGTTTCAGGAGTAGGAACTTCTCCCACTGGGCTGTTGGTGGGAAGCCATGTGTTTGGGTTTTTCCGTGACGGTGAAGACGCACAAGACCCTGTTATGATTGGCTCGTTTGGTGGTGTTCCACTCACAGCATCGGACACTTCAAAAGGATTCTACGATCCTAGTGGAAGATACCCTGCAAAACAGTCAGATGTTAACGCAAAGCAGTTTCCGCTTGGCGTGTCGGTGGTCGGTGAAC